GTCATTATCTGTAGAAGGCACAATTGCACCATTTGTAAATGTAACTTGATCGTCTCCTCCTGCTGTTACTGTAATTACATCTGAACCACTAAATGTAATTTTAGTGTTAGTATCTCCGTCTCCTGTAATTGAATCTAATTGTATATCGCCAGCATTGGTAAAATTAGAATCACTTAAATCAAAAGTTCCTGTAACATCTAAGTTACCACCAACACTTAAATTAGCCCCTAGTGTAACGTCACCATCTGCATCCAGGAATA